CTGCATCTATCTCGATGTTGAATTCTTGGTACATTATAGTTCCTACTATGTCAATATGATCCACCTCACCCCCAATATAGACGTGAACGGTTATTTTGAGCTTCCCTGCCGTCGCACTCACCTGAATCGGGAGCCAGGCCGGGATGATCTTGCCGTTGAGATCGCGCCCCGTGCTGATAATGCCGTCTTCCTGGAGCGTCTGGAGGGCGTGAATGACGCTCATTTTCACCGTCGCGAGGTATTCGTTCATGGCCCAGTGCGGAATCAGCGGGTTGACGTAGGCCCGGATGCGCTGGTCGATCACGTCGCGGGCCATCGACTCACTGAGCATGCGGTCGATACGGTCCGATGACAGCGACGTGGTAATGGCGAGGGCGATACGCACGCCGACCCCGCGCACCTCCTCTAAGACACAGACGCCGTTATTCAAGAGATCCTCGCGCTGGAACAGGGCATACTTGGCGCGTGCTGGCAGGGCCCGGCAACGCATCGTCATGCGCGTCAGCGACTGGGTTGGCAGCGCCCCAGCGGCCCCACCGCAGTACATCGCCACCGGGTAGAGCGGAGACTGCTCAGTGACACCGCTGGAGCTGACCACCGCCTGAAACATCATCTCGGCATACGTCGAGTTAAAGCCCGTGGCCATGGCCTTGGCGTCTTCGGTCGAGGTGTAATCGGGCGCGGCGAGGAAGGGGCGGAAGGGTTTCCCGGCGTTGGTGTGTTGCTCGATGGCCCAGGCCAGGACGGCATCCTGAAAGACAGGATTCGTCGTCACCGGGAGCATCATGGCCCCGGACAAATCCTGCTGGTCGATGACCGCCAGCGCGTTCAGCCAGTCCGCCGTGGTCGGCACCGGGTTGGTCCCCCCCGCCAGGAAGGTCTGGGCGATGTTCGCGGGTACCGTGGTCGCCCCGGTGATCCGCGCCGCACTGACCCGTGGCACGAGCGTATTAATGGCGAAGACGATGCTCCCCAGTCCCGCTGGCACGACGTAGTCCATCTGGCCGGGCTGTGCCAGCAGCGAGTAGGCCGCCGTGCGAATATCCTGGCCCGCCACGTTGGTGAGGAGACTCGGCGCAAAGGCATCCCGATCCGCGTTGGGACCGAGCTGACAGGTGTAGATGCCGGTGAACGAGTTGATATAGCTCACCACCTCGCCCAGGGTATCGGTGGTGAGGGCGGTGAGATCGATGTTCAGGTTCTGCCCGGTGGCACCCGACACAAGCGTAGTGAGGGCGGTATTCGTCGTCGTCATCGTACAGCCGGTACCCGCACCTACGTAGTGCACCACCAGCGCCACCGGCGTGCGGATGGTGGCACTGGCAACGGCGTCGAGTTGGGCACTGGGCAGCAGGGCATTGCCGTAGGGATCGATCGAGGCGCGGTAGCCATTCTGGCCGTTGAGGTACTGGACGAGTTGCTGGATGGTACTGAAGGCGTCTTGTGTCAGGTCGAGGTCCATCGCAATCGAGCCATCACTCGCCCCGCTAAGCGTCGTCTGGAGGCGCGTCGCGACATCGCCCGTGCGCGTAATCGTGAGGGCGCCGGTCGCGGCATTCCCCGTGTAGGCCAGATGGAAAGCATTTTGCAAGTTGTTGAGGATGACCGTCTCCTGGCGAAACCGAAACGTCAGGCGCTTGCCCACCACCGTGCCACTGGCGACCTCGACGCTGTTTTTATTGGCATAGGTGCCCGCGTCCTTACTGGTAAGCTGGAGCACTTGCAGGGCGGCGCCGTCGAGGAGCGTGAGGGAGGCGCCGCTCGGCTGCCCCAGGCGGATGACATAGACGCGATATGCCCCTCGTACATTGAGGTCGAATGATGGAGTCTTTAAATAACTCGCCAAATCAGAACCAAGAATGCCGAGATTTTCTGGATCGTAAGTGCTTTGTAAACTATGCAAATCAAGATAGGGAACCAGTGCATTGGCTGGTCCACCTTCCATATAACTCATAAGAATACAATCATTTATTGTAACATATCTCGTAGCAGTAGAGATATCGAAGCGCCATAATGAGCTGACTGATGGCTCCGTGCGGGGCTGGTTGTTTATATCTGTAAAGACTAGGGGCGATAATGTAGCCATAACTCGTGTATACTCCTAGAAGAAAGGAGGCGTTCCATGTCCGTACCCGACACGATTCAGACCGTCGTAGACCGCCTCAATCGTGGGGAATCGGTGACGATTCCGCCCCAGGTGTCCTGCACCACGCCTGGAGGCCTCACCTACCCACACACCCCCCCAGGCTGGCACTGGACACCTCAAGCGCTCCCGGATGGCCGGTGGCTGTTCAGACTCGTGGCCGACGACTCCGCCTAGCCGCGCCAGCAACACAAAAAAAGGGACGCCGAGCGAGATATCTCGACGTCCCTCAAAGACGTTGCGCATCGCACCGCTAGCTAGGCGGGGCTAGGCGCGGCTCTGCAGTTGTGTCGACGTGTCTCCCTAGTCCCCCGTATACACCATCATCTGTGCCTCCGCGTCCTGCCACTGCGCCAGCGTGTAGTGCCCGTTAAAATCCCGGCGCTTGAGGCGCAGCCAGCGCTTCAGGGCCGCTGCCGCCGGCGTGCCCAACCCGGCGACACTGACATACTCGCCCAGGCCCAGCAGGGGCTCGACAAAGATGGCCTCCGGTTGCGGCTCTCCATAGGCCACAGGGGCCGGCGCCTGTAGCTCTACGATCGGATGGGCGGGATGCTCCTCCTCTTCCTCCCCGTTGTCGTCCTCCTGACCTGGAGGAGCCCCGTGCGGATGCTCAGGGTGCTCCGGATCGCCGGGCGGTCTGCCGGGATGCTCGGGATCCTCATGGGGTGGTCCTTGCGGTTCGCCTTCAGCGTGGACACGACGGCGCTCGGCCATAGGGCCTCCTTCTTACATGGCAGCAATGGTATCGCTCCATGTTTGATAATTGGTGAGCAGTTTCAGACACCAGCTCTCGATCCACACGACGGGCTGGCGGGTGTTCACGGCCCGCTCCGTGCGGGTGGCGGTGAGGAGCAGATGGCGGTTATAGGTGCGCTCGGCGAGGTACTGGAGCGCCGGGTCGAGATCGCTACCCGAGACCGCAATATCGTAGAGCCCCCAGCTATTGAACTGCTGGATACTGCGCCCAATGTAGTGGAGAAGCCACGCATAAAGCCATAAAGCTGCCTCGCGATTGATTGCCCAGACGGAGAAGAGATAGGACCCCGTCACCGCGGTCGTATTGATGTCCACCTCCACGCCATCCACGACATACTGCTGGCGACTTTCGCCCACATAGGTGTCGGCCTGGGCATCTTTTTCGAGCCGTATGGTCAGCGCTGGCATCTCCGTAGGCACCTGATTAAAAGCCGACGAGACGCTCATTTTCTGGGTCTGGAGGAGCTGCGTGAGCCCCTGCGCTTCTTTCGGCACGATCTGGTAGTACGGATTATCAGTTGGGGGCAGCACCGAGGGATCACCCTCCAGCGTGAGCTGCTGGGCCGTATTGCTCACAATGGGAAACTGGCCGCCGGCCCAACGCAGGATACCCCCGCTATATTCGTTCACGGTCCAGAACTTTTCTGAGTCAAAGAGCAGCGTCGGAGCCAGATTCGTCGGCTGCCCCATCTGGCCCTGATCCCAAAAGACGGACTCCACCAGCAACGGATTACTTTGGTACTCCGCGAAGCCGGCGGTTAACCAAGCGGTAAATTTGATTTCGGGCACCACGCCGCTATTCCTCCCCCAGCACGAGCTGCTGCCGGTCATCGCGCAATTGCCACAGCGACGGCCCGTAAAGCCTCGCATAGTAGTGCGGGTTGAGTTGCGCACAGACCCGATGCACAATTTGCTGCACGCGGTTCCTGGTCAGCCCATACTCCTCGGCGACGACCCGGCAGGATTCACCCGCCAGCACGCGCCGGGTCATGCTGAGGTTGCGCTCGCATTCGCACGCCCGTGCCACGGCCTAGCCCCCAAGCTTGTCGGTCATCAGCTGCGCCATATCCTCACGCATCGCCGCCGCCAGCATCTGCTCCACGGCCGCTGCTGTATCCTGCTCCGCCTGCCGCGCCAGATGCAATCCGGCCTGGGGCGGCACCCACCAGCCAGTACTGGATTGGGTCATGGTGCGGAAGGTAAGATATTGTGAGCCCTTCCCCCGCCCTGGTTGCCGTATCATGCGCTCCTGGCGCAGTGTGTGGGTATAGCCTGGACGGATATTGCGGTGATAGCGCGGCACGTAGGGTGTCATGCCGGGCGTCACAATGGAATGCCGGCCGGCAATCCGACGACTACTGACGAGGTTCTCGCCGGGCTGGAGCAATCGTGCCCGCCGATAGACCGCGGGCGGCATGGCCCGTGCCTGCGTCCGCATCGGTCCCTTGTGTCCGCGATAGGCGCCGTGCTGAAAGGGGATGAACATGTAGTAGCGCCCGAACTTATTCTTCATGGCCCCGAGCGTGGAGGCCCAGTGGATGCGACTGGGCAGATGATAGGCGCCGTGTCCCTCGTCGATACTGTTGGCGAGCGGCGAGACATTGACGATGGTAGCCGTGAGCGGATCGCCGCCGACCGGATGGATAATGCTGCGGCTGTCCTGCAGGCCCTCGACGTAGCGGACCTGCTGCGCCGGGCTCATAGAGGAGCCTTCGGCCAGTTGCACCCACGCCCACCTGACCAGTTCAGCGGCTGCACGGATAGCGTCGACGGTTGCAGGCATACTCTCTGCGGCACGTGGCATCGCTAAAAGTCCTCACTGAGCCGGTCGAGGCGGTGCAGGGTCACCACCTGGGCCTGGGGGAGGCGGTGTTCGGCGCGGGCGCGTGGGCTATCGGGCGAACAGAGATATTCGGGATACGCCAGATACTTGAGGGCATATTGCTCGCCAAAGGCCGGCTGCATCCCGGTGGCCGTCCACGTCACCATCCCGTCTGCGCTCACGGTGTAGTCGCGTCCAGCGACGTACACCTGCTGGCGGTCGGCGAGCAGGGTCACATCCACACCGGAGGTAAAGCGGACCTGCTCATCCAGGCCTCTGGTCAGGACTTCATCCGTAAACGTTTCCTTGATGTCCAGGCGGCGCACTTTATCGCGCTCGGCCAGGCGTATCCCTGGCAGCATGGTGGCCTGGATGGTGCCGGCCGTCCAGGTGCCCGGATCGTTATAGTCGCGCTGCGAGGTTTCGTGCACAAGGAGCAGCATGGTGCCGTAGGCGGTGTCCGGTGGATAGAAGCGCCCGGTGCCGTGACACGTCGTGCAGACGGGCGAAAATTGCCGGTCATCCAGCAAGCACGGACACTGCAGGACCGGCCACACCAGGACCTGTTCGCCGTGGCTCTGGATAAAGAGACGCTGCTTGAGCAGACTCAAATGGTGCAAGCCAATGCCGCCGTACGTGAGCATACATCCTCGCGTTTAGGCTGGTGGGATGTCGGTTTTGAGCACGGGCGCATCAGCCCCCATGCCCAGATTCGACGCCATCGGATCCGTGACATGAATGAGCGATGTATCCATGAGCGTGACGACGCCGGCGCCCATATCGGCATCGGCTTTCACCGTCAGCACCGTATCGCCCACGCCGGTCGCCGGCGAAATCAGCCAGATACTCTGATTATCAATGGGTTGGACGGTACAGGGAATGCCTTCGACCGTCCACTGCGCCGCCCCATCAATGGGCGCAACCGAGCCGCCGGGCGTGAGCGGCTCGATAAAAAACCGCATGCCCTGTTCACGGGTCAGCGTATATTCGTTCGGCATGGCGGACACTCCTTGTTTCTGGATGACGGGACCCACATGCCACCGCAGCGATCCCTGCGCGGCTGGGGCCGGCACCTCCGTAATGGTGACCTGGATGGGCGCGATCTGGATCAGTCTCGTGCTCATCGCACTTGCTCCCACTCTTGGAGCACGCGTTCCAGAGCGCGGCGGCACTGCTCGACCGGGATGGTGGTGTCGGTCGCCTCCAGTTCCCACGTGCCCCGGTAGCGCACAAACGCACAGCGCACCTGATGCGAGATTTCGACCGTGATGTGCATGGCCTCACTGCCACATCCTCCCAGCACCAGCAGGCACAGGCACAGGAGCCGCAGACGCATGGCAGGTCCTTGGTTGCGGGCGCAGGCAGCACAGGCAGAGAGTGCGGAGAAAGTCGGCAGGCCGGCACAAAAAAAGCGCGTCCTGGGCCACCTGCAGGCTTCCCAAAACACGCGCTGTACACTGTACACCCAAGGGAAAAGAAAAGTCAATTGCCTGGGGGTTTTGCGCCATCCTTGAGCTTGTCGATCTCGCTCTTCAACTCGGCATTCTGGACCTGGGCCTGGCGCAGTTGCTCGAGGAGTTGCGCCACGTTCTGCTCGGCGAGATCGGCCTGTTGGCGCTTGATATCCATGCGGGTCGTCGTGATCCGCAGTTGCTCATCACAGGGCGGCGGGGAGGGCGGCGGGGTGGGCGCGGGTTGTTGCGCCAGCACGATCGCCCCCGCCAGTAGCACCCCAATGCCCCCAACGATCACCTCCGACAGGCGCATACATCACTCCGTGAACGCGGTGAGCTGTACGGTCGTACTCGCTCCGCGACTGATCAGGTTCAGCGTATGCGTCACCGTCGGATTGGGGACGGCCAGCGCCAGGACCTCGCCAGGAATCAGGATGGCGCCCGGCATAAAGGCCGCGGCTGGGATTTGCGGCGTGGCCGGCGGTGTCGCGGGAATCGGCCCAGGCGTCGTATCGAACGCCACATAGATGATATCCGTGGCATTCCACAGCCGCACCAGGGTCGTGCCCGTCGGCAGCGTGACGACGGTATCGAGGTTCGGTGCCGGGGTCCCGGTGAGCGTCACTGGCGTACTGAACGGGGTGAGGGCGGTCAGAGAGTCCAGGGTATTGTCCGCCAGTGGGCTGACTGCCAGACCTTGCCAGGCCGTTTGCATCCGCACAACTCCTAGAGGGGCGGGATTCGTGGCAGACACGGCGTCTGCTCATACGGTTGACGGGGGCGCACGGCATCCGCCGGAATGGCCGTGCCATCGCCCAGGGTATTTTGATACCGAAAGCGCAGTTTGGCAAGCTCAATATCGTCGCGCTGGTTCATCAGCATTTTGATGGGGCCAGCGTAGAGGCCGCCCCCCATCCACTGGCTCTGGCCGAGGTAGTTGGTGCGCTCTTCGGTGCCGTCCATGCGGAAGGAGCCGCCGGCAATGCCGCTGCTCACATCGGCCGCGGCGCCGCCCATGCCGAGCACCTGGATGGCGGCGCCAATGGAAGCCCACTGGATCACCTCAGGCGGCAGCACGCCCAGGCCGAAGAGATAATCGACGGCCCAGCCCTGCCCGAGGGTGGGATTGACGGGGAGGGTCACGGGCACATACAGGGTTTCGTGGTAGCTGGAAAAGGCGAGGAGCGCCTGCGCCATCGTTTCGAACACGGGGGCGGGTGGAACGGCCGTATTGTAGCCCTCGAACAGGCGCACGCGCGTCACTGCCTGCACATCGTGCCAGTGCAGTGTCAGCGCATAAAACTCCTGGTCGGGCTCCGGCGCTATGTAGGGCACGAGCAGCCCGAGCTGGTCGTAGTCCTGGCCCTGGATGAGGCCAGCGGCCGGCAGGGTGAGGACGCGCCAGCGCCGGAAATGGATGCCCATCAAGGCTTCCGCCCGACTCACTTCGAGGTTGAGGAGCGAGTTGATCGCGGCATCGCCCCCGGCCCCGGTCCAGGAGGCGCCCAAGTTGATGCCGCGCAAATAGATGTCACGGACGGCAGCCGGCGTCAGGGTGCCGATGGGGATCACGGCTCACGCTCCTCCTCTTCCCATCCTCTCCACGGCCGTGGCGTATGCAGGTCGGTGGTGGCAAAGGGCTTGACCGTACTCATATCGGCCTTTTCTGCTTGCTTCTCCGCCACGTCCACGCCGCCCGAGTAGATCACGGTGCTGGCAATGGAGGCCTTCAGGCGCAAGGACTGCGCCAGCATGCGGTAGGCCTGGGCGCCATCGCCGTAGTCGGTGATGCGGTCGCCGCGCCGCACCCTGGTCGGGCGCATGACGAACTGCGCCGCCTTGGTTTCGGCAATGGAGGCCGCCGCGAGGAGCGGATTCATGCCGTAGTTACACAGCTCGAAGGCACACTCTTCGTCCGTGCTGACCGGGTTTCCAGGGTCTGTATCTCCGAGGAAATAATGGACTGCATCTACCCTAGAAGCATTTGGATTACCGCTGTAAGTCCATGACATTTAGATATATTCCTATAATTACATCATTCTCATAGACTTTTTCGTTCTACCGTGCTATCCTTTTAGGGCTCAGGTAGCGGAGGCCTCCGCTCGACAAGTCTCTCTCGCCTCAACCGAGAGAGAGCCTGGGTACCCCATACTCGTCTGTTGAGGAGACATCACGTGGTACGCATATCCCTTATCTGTCTTGAATGTGGTACGACCTTTCTTGTCCATCCCTATCGTGCGGAGACAGCAAAGTTTTGCTCGCACCCATGCAAAAGCCGCTTTGAAGGACGAGCGCGGCAAGGGAAATCCTGTCCAAGAAAACTCAGCCTGTGGGATCGCTTTTGGGTCAAAGTGCTCAAAACGACTGCGGACGGCTGCTGGATCTGGCAAGGTGCGAAAGGGAAAGATGGGTATGGCCAGTTTGCGATCACCCACCATAAGAACATACCGGCGCACCGAGCCGCCTATGTCCTGACCCATGGTGTTATTCCCGACGACATGCTTATCTGTCATAACTGCCCCGAAGGGGATAACCCTGCTTGCGTGAATCCGGCCCATCTCTGGCCTGGCACGCAACAGCAAAATGTCCAGGACTCTATCACCAAAGGACGCCGGCGCTTACCCAGTAATACCAAGCTCACAGAGGCTGACCTGCCAGAGATCATCCGTCTCTATGATCCCTATCGGTATGGACAGGTACGCTTAGCCAAACACTTTGGCGTCAGCCAATGCACCATGCAACGCTTTCTCCACAAGCATGGTATGGCCCCTGGCCGTGGACCAAGGCTGCCACTGTACGTATAACTAATGGCATGCTCCTTCGCCCCGTTCACTCAGGATCGGCACTCACCGAGCTTGGATCGTCAAGTTTGGTCAATCGCACCTGTGCCCGCACAAAGCAATCTTTCGCTTCCAACAGTTTGCGTAAGCCTGTCGTGACTTCCGCGCCTGCCGTCGCATCATTACTATCGAGGATCTGCGCGAGTTGTCCGGCGAGGAGACAGAACGGTTGGCTCACATCGCGCAGATGAGGTGGCAGATGGTCATAGTCAAAATGGACAAGCATGCGCTCGCTCGCCGGGTTCATGCGCTGCCCTCGCTACTGGAGCGGCTGCGGGCGCTTGCTTGCGGGGGCGGCGGGGCGGCAGCGGCCGGCGGCGTCTCGGGCGGAGGCGGTGGGGGCGCCACGCGGCTCTCCGGGGGCCTGGTCGCCGCCGTGTTCGGTTTCTGCAACCGGACATCGCCGTGCGAGGAGCGTGGCACGGCGTAGAGCGCCAGTTCCGCAGCCCTGGCTTCGGCCACACCCTGGGACGTGGCCGCGACATTGGCCGCCTCAGAGGCCGTGGCGTCATGCGTGTAGGAGTCGGTCATCCAGGCGTGAAAGGCGCTGTACGCCTCTGCCACCATGCTGGGATCCCCACCGGGATCAATCTGATGCGTCGTGAGGTAGCCCAGAAAGGCGGCTTCCTCTTCGCTGTTGGAGCCGTGCGTATCCAGAAAGGTGCCCCAGAAAGGGGAGGTTTGCGGATTGCCGGGCATGATGTATCCTTTCTACACAGAAGAGGAGATGCTATGCCTATGCTACCCAACTGTCCGAGCGGTGCAGTCAAACCGCCGAGTGCCACGACCTACATGGCGGGGTCGCCTTCGGGCGCCGCTACGCATACCACGGCCCGCTTTCAGCCACGCTGCCCGACCGCCATCCGGGGCGTCACGGGCGGGGCGTTCGTCGTCGAGTGCCCGTCGGGCGCGGTTACACATATCGCGACGGCCTTTCAACCAGCCTGCCCCACCGGCGTCAGGCCCTAGGGGGCCAGCACCGCAAAGGCTCCCGGCTCCGTATCGTAGGCCAGGAGAAAGCGGAAGGCGCCGGTGCCAGCCGCAGCGGTGCAGTTAAAGTCGATGGTGCCCGGCCCAATAAGGAAATCCTGCGTCGTATCCTGAATGCCCCAGCCCGCCGCCATGGCCGTGGCCGGCGGAAAGACGACGCCGATCAGTTGCCCCACGACGAGCGGCACCGTGCCAATATCGGCCACGGCGCAGAGGTCGATGGCGGTCTGGCCCGTGGGGTGAAATTGAAACTTGGCGTTGTTGGCGCCGCCGGCAATGAGTGTCGTGACGACGCCGTAGAGTTGGCGAATGCGCACGACGCCGCTGATGGTATAGAGCGACCGCACCCCCGCCTGCGGGATCACCGTCGCCGTGCGGGGCAGCTTCAGCCCCTCCGAGACAACATTGACGCGCTGTAACATTGGCCCACCTCCTCCTCACCCACCTACGTAGGCGGGCTAGCCTCTGTTAAGGTTTCCTCGTGTCCATCCACCGACAAGAGCACCGTATGGATGGGACAAAACATGAGCAGTCCCAACTCCAACCAGCCACGCGGCACGCTCGGCAGGCGCAGCGGGATGCCACCGCCGTAGGTCTGGTCTTCGTAGTGCTCGCTTTTCGTCACCCCGCAGCCGGCCGCACTACAGTGATAGGTGTACGTCACGTCAACACGCATCGCCTCTAGCCCTCCAGGGTCGCCTTGGTGCGGTCTAAGTGCAGCGGGTACTGCGCCTGCATACGTCTTTCATCGGCATCGCCCGTAATATCGCGGAAGCCGGTACCGCCCTGTGGTCCCTCCATGCCGCCGCCAATCTCCAGATCGTCCGCGAAACGCCCGCGGTGGCGCAGTCGCCCGTGCTGATCGCGAAAGGCCTCGGTGAGAAACCAGGCCTGGCAGACGCCGCACTGGGCCTGGAGGTACGTCTCTTCCCTAGGCGCCCGGTAGACATAGCCGAGGCGCTCCAGTTGTTCATCGCGCGGGCCGCCGCTCAAGGTGAGGAGCTGGCCGCGGTCGTAGTTGGTGCCCTTGTAGGTAAAGTACCCCATGCCGGGCACGGTGAACCTACACCACCATTGCTGCTGCACGCGGGCCGGACGGATGGCCAGCGGGCGAGGAGGTGCAGGTGGTGGGGGCACCGGAGGCTCCAGAGGTTCCTCAACCGGCAGCACCACCGGTACGTGATCAGCGGGCGCAACGTCCTGGGGCACCTCACCTTGCCCCGCATCTGCGGGCTCTGGCTCGCCCTCTTCATCCTCCCACTGTGCCGACCACCTCTCATAGGCGTCCTGCACTGCTGCCGGGATGTCGTACCAGACATGCCCACAACCGTGCTCGCACAGGCGTGTGTCGTTGGTCAGGGGGTCGACCACCGTGGTACACAGCAGGCGCATGGCGAGGGACTGCACATACTGCTGGTTCAAGTTACAGGCCATGCCGCGCTGGAGGAGCAGCCGCTCAAAGGTCGAGGACTGCTGGTCCGAGAGGCGCTGGAGGACTTCCAGAAACTCGCTGGCCGTGTCGTCAGGCATAACAATTACCTTGTACAAAATGACGTAATATGGTATAATCTATAGTGTTCAGGTGACGCCTGATCAGCGTCCGAGCAAGTCCTGGCTTCCCTGTAGAGGCTGGGAGCCTGAACACCCCATCTTTCACCGTACAGGAGGTGTCATGGAAGCCCCAGAACTGACTAAAGTATGTTCCAAGTGTGGTGATCCCAAGCCCTTGAGCGCGTTTCATAAGGCCAAAGGTGGTCGTCTTGGTGTCATGGCTGAGTGCAAGGAGTGCTTTAAAAAGCGCGATAGTGCCAGGACGCAAGCGCCCAAGATTGCTGTTGAGACAAAAGCATGTTCGAGGTGTCAAGAAGTCAAGCCTGGCTCGGAGTTTCATAAGTGGTCGCGCAGCCCTGATGGCTTGCAAGCTGAATGTAAGGACTGTCATAACGGGCGGAGCCAGCCGATCCATCCCCGTGATGAGCGCATTGTTGAGAAAGCGTGTTCGCAGTGTGGACAGACGAAGGTAGCGAGCGAGTTTTACGATAATCCCTACAGCAAGACGGGGATGGATACATTCTGCACCACGTGCCGTAAAGCGAGCAATGCCGCGTGGAATAGAGAAAACCCTGAGAAGCGCAGACCTATCGCGAATCGGCATGCCAAGAAAGTGCGGCAGGACCCTGAGAGGCGTGCGGTGATTTATGCCAAGACGCGCCGGTGGCAACTGGCCCATCCCGAAGCAGTCAAAATCTATGGTGCCCGCGACCGGGAGAAAGCGCGAAGCAATCCGGTACGCATGGAGAAAATGCGGCAAAAAAGCATCCGGTGGTTTCTGGAACATCCGAGCTATCGCCGGGCGGCATCGCAGCGCCGACGCGCCTTGCTCAGAGGGGCACAGATCACGGATCGCTTTATTGATATTGCCCTGGTGTACGAACGGGATCATGGCATGTGCACTCTCTGTGGCTACCCCGTCGATGCCGGTCTGAAATGGCCCGATAAGCGTATCCCCACCATAGACCACCGCATTCCAGTGACACGTGGCGGGGACCATAGCTATCGTAACACGAAACTGGCCCATCATTACTGTAACACCTTGAAGAACAATCGCCTGGAAAGCCCAGAACTGCTGGCTTCCATCCGAGTGCGCTTTGAGTTGCGCTACGGGACCCCGGTTAATATGTTACCTTTTAATGAGCAATTAGGTATCTTTTAGCCTATGCCACAATGTTCGCTAGAAACTCTCCAGACCGCGAGGATGTTACATGAAAATCATGATACGAGTTCGCTTCAAGCACGTCAAGCTCCCTAGGCTCTTCGCGAAAGCGTCTCATATAAGTATTACTAAGAGGTACACGCTGCCAAACAAAATTATAGACTGCCGCAGGAGTAATTAAACTAGGAGCGGGTGGGTTGTACAGAAACAGGCAGTTCTTCGCCCAGATGCGCTGATACACCACACTCGCTTCCGCCGTGCCTTCCGGGCTGGCCGTGTAAATGCCGCGCCCCACCAGGATTTTATCCACCCCAAAGAGCGACTGCATGATGTCTTCGGTAATGATGGCGCGCTGTGTGTACTTGATGGTATCCAGGAGATCCGGATGCCACCTTAGTACAGTGAAAACTTGTTTACCTAGAACTACCATATTGCCTTCACGCCCGACGCGGCCCTCGATATTATCAAGCGACTGCGCCACGAGGAGTAGCGGCACACTCGCCCCGTAGTCGGACCACTGCACGTAGCCCGTGGCATCGGTCCAGACGCCGGTCGTAAAGAGGTTCGTGGAGAAGTCCATCTCCTGGGTCATTAAGACCCGGTCGGTCGCGAACAGGGTGCCGTCTCTGTCCATGTTGTACGGTTCCATCGTCGCGTCTCTCACTTCATCCGCCAACTCAAACCCAAAGGAATCGCGCTTCGACGAATACGTGTCGGTGGTCAGGTTAAACGAGCCGCGCCGGCTCATGGTGCCCGTCGCCCGGCGGTTCGCGGTGTTGCGGAACCAGTCGGACTGCATGTAGCCCGGAATAAAGCCCGTGGGCCAGCGGCAGGGCACCACCGAGGCAATCTGCGGGAAGATATAGTCCGGGTTGGAATATCCTATACTGATCTCGGTTAACAAGATATCGACATAAGGGTCGTGTAGCGCTGTCTCAGCCATGCGGCGTTACCTTTCTGGATCTACGGCTATTCCTATATCGTTGTATAATATAGGCTGTGCCAAATTATAATCATCTATGAGGGAACAAATACTCTCCCCCATAAACGCCACATGGTTATGCCTCATGGCGTTAGAAATATGTTGACATTCTCTGTCATTCTTGGTACAATTAAGCATCTTCGACATTGAAACAGAGAGGAGAGAACACCGATGGCCCGACCGAGAATTGTTGATCGCGACCGCGTCCTGGCCGTCTATGCGGAAACGGGAGAACTCCGTAAAACGGCACGCATTATGGGAATTCATGACAACACAGTCCGCACCATTCTGCGCAGCGTGCGGGGCCAGTGCAGATCCTGCGGCAGACCGACAGCGAATGGCAAAGTAACGTGTGACGACTGTCTGGAAAAGCGCCAAGCCATGGCGCAGGCGAGGGCAGAAGACCATCTGAGTCGTGGGCTGTGTGTGCATTGCGATGAGCGTTTGGCCCCCAGCTCGCGACGCCATTGTGTCACACACATGCTTGCGGCTGTGGAGGGCACCCGGAAGCACCGGCGCAAGCGTATGGTCAATACGATGGGCACGACGCTGGAAGCCGAAAAAGAGTTTCGCATCCGTCAGACCTATGGCGAAGGCGGTGTTATCGCGTGGAGGCGCGACAAGGGGTGTTGTGTGCTGTGCGGCGTGTCGTATGCCGACCGGGCGGTCTATCTGCATCATATTGACCGCAACAGGAAGAACAACGTGGTAGAGAACTTTGTCTGCCTGTGTTATGGCTGTCATCGCCTTGTGCATGGTCTGCTGGAGCATGTCAATCTACCCAGGTTTCTGGTATGGTTTCAGACAACCTATGCCCATGAACAGAGTGCCCAACTGATGCGCCGGGGCCAGCGCTCTGCCAAGCGCCAGTCCCCGGAAGATGCCACCCTCACCTTTGACTTTGCGGGCTCCTAGAGGAGCCCCTTCCCCCACCGCCTGAGGCACGATACGAGCAGGGTCGTCCGACTCCAGGCCCAGTCCCGCAGGCGTCCCCAGCCAGTCAGAGGGCGAAACCAGTCCGCCTGGGTGCCCCGCGGGATGCGGCCAGAGAGGGGCGGATACCCCTCCACGCCACCCCACGTGTGGGCCAGGCGCTGCGGGCGCTCAAGCTCGGGCCGGTACGTGATGGAGAGGTGCCGGAGCAACTCATCCAGATACGGATCATCTGGCATGCGCCCCCCCCTACGCCGCCGGGCGAAAGCGCGCGCCCATGCCGGCAAACAAATCGACGTCGATTTTGCCGCCGCTAATGGTGCAGACATCCAAGGCGCGCGCACAGATGGCGTTATCCGCCGTGGTCTTTTTGACCAGCATGGTGCCGGTGGCGTTGGGACCCAAGGGATCGCCGATAGCAATGGCGGTGCCCGAGCCGTCGACTAAGGCCGTCCAGCGCCCGACAATGGCAATGCGCCCGACTTCATTCACATTGGGTTTCCCCTGCTGAATGCCGTAGACATCATCCGTCGCAGCGGCACACTCGGTAATAAAATCCTTGGTGGCGGCCAATTTCACGGGCGCGAATTGCTTCAGGCGCATGTCCGTGGTGGAGCGAAAACTGTCGTCATAGACCGCAATATGTGGCATAGCGTACGGCTCCTTTCCGCCCCTGGCCCCGTCCGGAACAGGCTGTGGCGGACGAAAGGTGATAGCCCTGGGAGGCGTCCCTAGGTGTTGACCCGATTCTTGGCGCGCTTTTCTCTTTGATTCTGCTCCCACAACTCGGGCTGACTGCGGGCGATGTGCTCGATCGCTTTTGAGAGCGTTTCGCCCTTCTCCTCGGCCCGCGCTTTGGCCAGCGCCAGGATCTGGCCTTCGGCATCGCCGGTGGCGGAGGCAGAGAGGCCGGCGCCGTGGCCATCGGAGCCGCGGGCGCCCCAGGCGGCCGACGTTTTCATGAGTTCATTGGCCGAGGTGATGAGGCGCAGCAGTTCGGTGCGGTCCGCCTCATCCGGGATTAAGTCGATCGCTTTGAGCACGCGCCAGCTATCGGGCGTCAGGCCAAAATGCCTGAGACCGGCCGTCTTCTGGATATAGGCCAGGCGCTGGTTGCCCTCCTGCAGGTCGCGGTTACTCTTTTCCAGGAGTTCCAACCGGGCTTCCTGATCCAGGTAGTTCTTGCGCACGAGGTCGGGCATGCTCTCCAGCATCTTGACGCGCTGTTCCTCGGGACTCATTTTGGCGACGGCCATCTCCTCGCGCAGGGTGGCGAGGTCGCTCTGGGACTTGACGAGGTCGGCAGAGAGCGCGGTCACCTGGGCTTCGGCTTTCTCGGCGCGCTTCGTCAGCGCCTCAAGTTGCCCCTGCATGGTCTTCTGCATGCGCTCGTGGGCTGGGTGCTCGCAATCCTCGTCCTCACAGTTGTCGCAGTGTTCCTTATCACTCTCGGCATTCTTGCGGACTAGAGCCATGGCGGCCTCTCCTTTCATGATCCCAGGCATGGACAGCACATCGGCTGCGGAGACGCCAGGGCGGTCAATAGTTTCGGGGGTACACTCATCCAGAATCTGTTGCAGCGTGGTAATGGCATGCTTCAGGCGCGTCAGGCGGTGTCCGGCCATGGCCGCGCCAGCCTTACACACCTCGGTCATCTGCGCCAGGACCGGGGCCGTTTTCTCGACGATGCCCAGTTCCGAGAGCAGCTCCTGCACGTCTTCTTCAAACTGCCCAATAGAGCGCGTCAGCACCGGGAGACAGGCGACGTTATCGGCGTCCATATCGCCGACACAGTCATAGAACGTCGTCGAGAAGCGCTGCCACTTATCAAGCAGGCACGACCACAGTTCCTGCTGCTGGCTGCGCGTGGCGTAGTCCAAGGGCTCGGTAGCCGCGTCGGCATCGGGTTCACTGTGCCAGCCGGTGAGGGGCGAGTAGTCCAGGGCCTGCTTCTCGGTGTCCGCGCTCAGCTCCATGCCCAGCGCGCGGGCCGCCGCCCGGAGTTTGCGTCCGGCGCTGGCTTTCGCAGCGGCGGGGATGTCGGTCTGGTTCAGGCGTGCCAGGGCATTCTGCACATGATCCCGATCGGGCTTACCCCCCTTATCCTTATAGGGCAGATGGCGCAGGCTTCTGGGTGTCGTTTTCCCGCTCGCATCCTTCGAGCCACCTGGACTAATATAGGCGAAACTTGCGTCAGGAAAATCGTTGACCGCAGCGGTCGACCACGCCTTGCCGACGCTGCCCTCGGCCTCGTCCTCGTCCTCGTCCTCCTCCTCGTCCTCGTCCTCCAGATCCCGCGCATCCGGTTGCGGCGTCGCTCCCACCCCACTGCGCCGCTTCTCCTCCTCGTCCTGGGCCTTGAACAGGAGAATATGCGCCCCCTCGCCCGTCTCCGGGTCGAAGTTGGCGCCCTGCCGACACACTGCGACCCGTGTGATTTTGAGTTTGCGCAGCTTGGTCGGCATTAGAAGGGCTCTCTGAGGGCCTCGCCCTCGATGGAGAACATAAAAAAGCCGAGATCTTTGAGCACGTGGTAATCCTCTGGCGTGTCGACCTCGTACCCGACCCAGGCCGCCAGCGGCAGGGCATCGGGCTCCAGGCCCCACAGCGCCAGCTTTTCCGGCGTAAACACGACCGCCTCAATCAAGCGCCCGCGCACCGGACCCTGATGTTGGAAATTGAGCGCGCCCGATTCTTTGACGTAGTCGTACCACCCGGCGGCGAGGTCCTCGATGTCGATGGCATCGCCCTGGAGATCAATCAGTTGCACGCCATTTTTCATCACGGCAATCGAGGCATAGCCCCAGATACGGCGCTGCTCATCGTCGGATTTGGCGATGCGGGCTTCGAGCACGAGGGCCAGGGCCTCACTGTCGACACTCTTGCCCACGACCGAGTTGGCAATGCGTATGGCCCGTCCGTCACAGTCCCCCTGCCCGGACTCCTGGCAGCGCTTGAGGGCCTCATTGGCCACTGTGGCCCACGTTTTGGACTGTTTCGGCGTGAGACCTTGCTTATGCTTTTTGGCGTCCGCAGCGCTCCAGGGCATGGCAGCGAGACTTTCACAGCAGGAACGTCAGGCGAGGAAAGGGGCAGGCAGGCACACAAAAAACGCGTTCAGGGGCAGCCACGCCTGGCCTTTTCCCAAAACACGCTGCGTACAAGGTAAAGACAGTTGCAGTGAAATGTCAATACACACTACCAAAATAACATACATGCCCTCCTGTCACTTCTACGTATCTGTAGCGCATTTATCTGTTGTAAAGGGAACAAATAAACTGCTAGACTTATATGTGGTCTGCGGAGTAGATGGTGTCCATTGCCACGGACCATTTTTGTTCCCGTTCCAGGTTCTTCGACAACACAGCGTAGGTGGTTGCTGACCGGAGGTGTCAGCGTAAAACGTTGTACGCATAGCACGAACCTCTCGCAAGTCCTAGAGCTTCTTGAGGTTGCTCTAGGGGCGCCCAATGACGGGGCGCTGCACAGGGTACGGGGTCCAGCCGACTGGAGCACACCCCAAGAACCTGAACCGTAAACTTCTGGGTAAGACCTCCCAGGAATCCGCTTCCGTCAGGGAGCGGAGGACGTCAAACACCCTTAACTTTTCGTGGCGGCGTCCACCTCCAGCCCCAGAAAGGCGGCGAGCACCTGCCCTTCTGCCGCCGTCAGCATGACGGGGCTTTCGCGCAGGCCGACGTAGACATACCAGCCACCACGGTCAGACACGATGCGGGTGATGAGGTCGACGTTCACCCAGTGGCCGGCACTCAGTTGCAGGGGCTTCATCACGGTCAGGTCTCCGACGCCAGATCGGCGGCGTCGGCGTCGCGCAGCAGCGCATAGGTCTGCGGCACTGGGCCAGCCGCAGGCAGGTCGCCCCACCAGTCGGCGGGGACGCGCAGGGCCACGGCGTCGAGAAACTCCTCCACGGGAAACTCGGGGAAGGCAGAGGCCACATCGGGATCGGGCATACGGGCTCCTTTCAGGGGACGGCCTCGCGCACGCGCGCGACATCCTCCATAAAGTATACGGCATGCTGGCGCAGCAGCACCAGGGAGACCGTGGCAATGTCGGCCATGAGATCATCGTAGAGTGGCTGATTGCGGCTGCGCGCCTGCCACCCCACAATTTGCCGCACGCGCTCGGGCGAGATGCCGTAGGCCCGCGCCACGTGGCGCAAGGACTCCCCCGCCAGGATACGGGTGAGGATCGACTCATTGCGGGCCATCGGCGCACGGCGTGCCATAGTAAATATATTCCTTTAGTAGGGTGCCTTGGAGGCGCGCCGCCGCCCCTTCCGCACGGGTGTCGGTGCTGGCGCTGGATCCACACTGAGGGAAAGACTCTGCGACTCCAGGCTGCGGTCGAGATCGGGAATGCCGACGTTGCCGGTCCCCAGGCCGGCGCCGCCCATCTGAAAGGCCTCGGTCGAGGTGCCGGAGCCACCCCCGTGGCTGGCCGCGCCCATGCCGCCCCCGCGCGGCGTTGGCTGAATCGCCGGCGGCAAGGGATGCTTCTCCGCCCCCGGCCGCTCCGGGAGTCCGGCGGCGGTACGGAAGTAATTCTCCAGGTCCTGCATATTGTAAATCCGCCCAAACGAGAGCATGAAGCGCGCCAGCTCGGTGAGGTCGAGCGATTCCACGTCGCCGTGCTCTAAGTGCGGGCGGCGCTGCTCGGGAAAGGCGTTCAAGCGCCACAGCAGCGGCAGGCAGCGCCGGTTGAACTCGTCCTGGATCACTTCCAGGTAGCCGCCCAGGCTCATCGCCTCGGTCGTCGACTTGGACGAGGCCAGGGCAAAGCTGCCCACATCCTCATGCCCCATAAAGAGCAGGTCACACAGCAGGCTCTGGGTAATCCGCAGTTCGTAGCGCTGGATAATCGTATCGGTGTTGATCGCCTTGGCGCCGCCCGTGCCGGCCAGTTCAAATTTAAACAGCTGGTTGCCAGCCTGGTCGTAAATGAGCGGGTAGACCAAGCACATCTGCTCATCGACCCGGATATTGCGCCCAATGCGCCGCACCAGCTCCAACTGCGCCACTTCTTCCGGCGAGGCCGACGAGAGCCACCACTGCGGCGGCGTGCCAAAGGTCGGCAGCCCCGCGAGGTCACGCTCAATGCCGATTCCTTCCGTGTTCTCAATGTGCGTGAGCATGTACCACGGACGGTAGGCGGTGCGTAGGACGGAGCGACCTTCGGGGTTATTCTTATATAAAGTAGGTCTAAACAGAAGGGCTTTCTCATAGGGTATATAGGCCTGGCGACCGGCGAAGGGGTCAATCTGGTGCATCCCCATAAGGCCGCCGGTCTGGTCGAACTCCCAACGCAGGACAGTGTCGGGCGGCCTCAGCGCAATCTTCCCCAAGCCGATCAGCCCGTCATTGAAGCGACTCGGGAGTCCCGGCATGCCGTCCGGCTGCGGAGGCGGGTCAAGCCCTAAACGACGCTTGAATACCATCTCGAAATAGGAGAAGCCAAAAGGCAGAAACGAGAGGATTTCACTTTGCAAGAGCGACCAGGGTAACTCCAGGTCCTCAAACAGCATACCCGTCGCCAGCTCGGCGTAGCGGTCGGCCTCGGCACTATCATCAGCGGGTACAAACTTCCATTTGACATTGCGTAGACGCATTTCCAGGGCATAGAGGCATGCCCCTATTACGGGCGAATTGTCCCGCATCTCTTTGAACTTACGTATTCCTTGTTGACCTGATAGCTCTGTTAATAGTTCTTCTCGTACGTAGCCACCGGCACGCCGCAAGCCGCTGGTTCCACGCTCAAGTAAAAGATCTCTGAGGTTGAGATGCTCCACGACCTGCGTGAGTTGTGGCGTCTGCTGCGAAGGATTGACCGGAAAATGCGTGCCGTTGGTCACCTGTTCTGCCATACTCTCGTCACTTCTTTATTGCACTAAGTCATTGAATTTGTTATAATTATGCTGCCATCAGGTCGCACCGACGGGTGCGTGCAAGTTTCTGTTGTCCATGCGACGGAGAGCCTGATGGTCCCACACTGCCACATGGAGGGCATCATGACCAAACAATGTACGGGTTGTCAACGTGACCTCCCTCTTGACGCCTTTAGTCAGGACGCCAAGAAACGCGATGGCCTTCGGTCGCATTGCAAAGCGTGTGCCGCGGCATCGTGGACGGCGTATTATGGGACGCATCGGACATCGATTCTGGCACCGAAACCTGTCAGTGAGCCCCTTCCCGCCACCAAACCCTGTAGCCTCTGTCGGCGCGACCTTGTGTTAAGCGCCTTTGGTACATCCAAAAGAGGCCAATATGGCTTACAGTCCCAGTGTCGGGAGTGCCGCAAGCACCAGAAGTCGCTGGCACGACAGGCGCGCAAAGCGCAGAACCTTGCCACCCCGCCGCCCGTCGATCTTGATACGCTCAAATGGTGCAGCGGCTGTGAGCAGGATCTCCCTTATCGGGCCTTCTCTGCCGATCTGGCGCGTCGCGATGGCTTCAAAACCCAGTGTCGTGCCTGTTGTGCACGACACCAGCGCGGCTATAATCAACGGCATGCTGAGCGCCTCCGGGCTCCCAAGCCTGTCGAGCATCTTGACCCGCATACCACCGTCAAAATCTGTCCCCGCTGCCTCATGGAGAAGCCGCTCGAGGAATATGCCATCTGTCGGTCCAAGCCAGACGGGCGTCAAGCACACTGCAAAGACTGTCGCGCCAAGGCATTTCAGGTGTATATCGCGGCAAGCGACCATCGTGAGCGGCTCAATCAACGCGCGGCCGAGCGACGCCGCGAGCATCCTGAGATGGGGCGCAGGCATCAGGAGACCCGCCGTGCTCGCAAACGCGGCGGTACGCAGATTGACGTGATCGATATGCCGACCCTCTATGCCCGCGACAAGGGTATCTGTAGCCTGTGCCATAAGCGCGTGTCGCTCAAACGCACATGGCCTGATCCGTTATGTGCCACGACCGATCACATTATTCCCCTGAGTAAAGGCGGCACCCATACCTGGCCAAATGTCGCTCTCGCCCATTACGGGTGTAACAGGAAAAAGAATCGGACCGTGAAAACCCAACAGATGCGGTTGTTCTAAGGGGGAAAGCCAGCGGCAGGCATGCACAAAGCGCGTCCCAGCAAGCCGCCCGGCTTCCCAAAACACGCTGGCGCACAGTGTAGGCGGAGAGGGGGCGGGTGTCAAGCGCGGGGAGACGTGACGTGCCGACCCCTTTTGTCTATACTCCTAGGGCACTGCTACGAAAAGAAAACGACAACGGGCTCACGAGAGCGGTCACTCCAGTGAGCCCCACCTCCACAAGGAGTCATCCATGTCACACCATCAAGGTACCATGCAGTATGGCGTCCTGACAACACAGGACGCACAGCGCATGCTTCTTGACCAAGCGTTTAGTGGACAGCGCGCCATTAACCGTGAGACAAAAATCAAATATGGACTCTTGATGTGGCGGCGGACGTTTCCGAGCAATACGATCATTACGCGCACGGTACGCCGGCTGCCCGAGGGGCTCCTCAAATATACCATCATGAATGGCCATCACCGTCTCAACGCGCTTGCGTCCATTCATGATCCAGCCTTCAGCTATGGCTTTTGGTTTCACGATATTCCCATTGACCTCGAAGACGACAATAAGCCCGAATATGCCCTCCATGATCGGAACCGTCCGCGCTCGCTCGGCAATATGTTTGATGCGGTCGATCTGGCAGCAGCGACGGGCCTCAATAAAGCGCAGACGGTGCAGTTGAGTGCCTGCTTGCCCTTGTTAGCCTCCGGCTTTGAAGCCACAAATCGTGGGGCCGGCGTGCTGAAACGCTATACGGATGTCGTCGATACCCGTATGGCCTTTGTCCATCTGTGGAAGGAGGAATGCCAGGAGTATTGGGATCTGATCAAAGGCACGTCCCGTTTTCTCAGCCCTATTTTACGGATATCGAGTGTGATGGCGGTTGCCCTCGTCCTGCTCCATCATACTGGACAAGACGCCCATGACTTTTGTCGCGATGTTGCCCATGATGATGGGCTCAGTCAATATAATCCGCGGAAGAAACTCCATGAGTTTCTGATTACAACGGCAGCCCGGCACTTCGAGCCCTATCTCTTAAGCCGCTATATCGCCGCGGCCTGGAATGCCTCCTGGCAGGAACGCGATCTCAGAAATTTAGTGCCGCAGCCCGGTAGCAATCCCATGCGCTTAGAAGGCACGCCCCATAATGGCCATGATATCTATCGCTATTTACGACCTGACGGCCGCCTCCTCAAAGATCCGATACGCTTTGAGGCGTCCGCCTGGGACGATGTCTTGCCACACGACAGACACGAGACAAGCACGGACACCGATTGATGCCTACCGCTCCAGACCCTGAGCCACCCATGAGCGCGACGGAAAGCCTGCAAGAGATCCGGCTCTGTCAGCGCTGTAAACGACGCCCGGCCTATCATGCCCTCCGGCATTGTCTCCTCTGTGCACGCAGAGCCAGAGGCGCCACACAACGCTTCAGAGCGCGCCAGCGTGCGCAGCATCGGCAGCGTGCTCCTTGCCTTGCCACATCAAAGGTGGTAAGGTTAAAATAAGGAATGGTCTGTCTGTCTGTATTATAAGTATATATATTAAATATATATATATATATCAATCTCTTAGAGAGAATACGGGCAGGCAAGACACCGCACGTTCCCCACCCTGCCTGTGTATTGACCGATCCCCGCCACGCCGCTACCCTCTCGGAGGGGTGGCGGTCGGGGTGGACGGTGGCGGCCTCTCCCACCGTGTACGACCCGCTGACGCCCCGCACCTGCCTAGATCACCTCCTCTGCCTCCAGCACGCCCCATCTCCACGCCAGCTGCGGGAGCATCTCCGCCGCTTGTGCCCGCGCCTCCAGCCCCTTCTGCCCGAGCCCCTCCACCGCCTTCGCCAGCGAAAAATCGGTGGGGAGGAGCGTCCGCCCCAAGGTCAGTGCATAGTGCGCCCCCGCCAGCGCGTCCGCCTGATCGTCATGCCACCCCGCCTCGCCAAAGTGCGTCACTTCCTCGAGGAACGCCGCGTTCCAGTACCCCTCCACGAGCGCCACATTGCCCGCTTCGGCCGCCGCCGCCACCGGCTTCATGCGCTCGCCCTTGCCCCCGGTGGTATGCCACGTGCGTACGGCATAGCCCGCCAGCACCGTCTGCCGATACGTCGCCGTCACACTCTTGCCCGACGACCCGCCTTCCTCCTCCAGCCACACCTCCACCCCCGGCCCATCGACCCGCGCCGTCTGCCGCACCAAGTCCTCGACCCCCAGCGGGGTCAGGCGCGCCCGCTGCACGTCCAAGACCCAGAACTGTCCACGCCAGTGCGCCAGCAGCAGCCCCACCGTCCAGTCCGGATCCGTCGCCCGCCCCTTGGCCCGCGGCCCCGGTTCCGCCGTCGAGGCAAAATCCCAATACCGCACGAGGTGCGCCCCGCGCGGCCAGTCGTCCACCACCCGAAACCACTCGCGCTTAAACACCTTGCCGCCCAGCCGCCTGATCCGATGCAGGCACTCGATCTCAAACGCCCTGGGCCCTATCGTGTTGAGGAGCTGCTCGCACGCCCCCCGGTCCTGCCCCGCCCAGACCGGCCGCCCAGACGGCAGCAGGAACCGCGTCCGCGCCACCGCCCCGTCCTCGGCCACCTCCCGCTCCGCCTGATACCAGTCCTGCTCCGGCAGCCCACTGAGTGCCGGATGGGGCCCCGACACGTAGCGGTCCATGAGGAACTCGGCCCGCCCATCGACGAGCTGCGCGAAGATACCGTCTTTATTGGGGAGATTTTGCACGCCCACCACCGTCAGCGCCGCATCCCCCGTCGGTAAAATCTTGCGCGTCAAAATATCAATCTTGCGGTCGATCGTCTCCGCCGTATCCAGTTCCTCGTCCAGGTCATCCAGGATGATGAAATCGGGCCTGGACTCGTCGATCCGTACCCCCCGCAGCGCCGCGTCCATCCCGATCGCGTCCAGCGTAAAGCCGTCTGCCGTGCGCAGCCGCAGACTGTTCCACCCGCGCGAAAACCCGTACTGATTAATCGCCCGCTCGACCCCCAGCCCCTCCAGCGCACTGGCGATGTTACTGACGTGATCGTTGGCCTGTTTTTGGACGGCACTACAGTACAGCCCGTAGCGCCTCAGCCCATAATACCCGACCACCGTCGCCCCCAGCTCCGTCGAGGTCGACTTGCCACCGCCCCGGCTCCAGATCGAAATAAAGGTCCGCGCCGCCACCCCAGGACGCAAGGCCCACAGCCAGGCCCAAAACTCCTCATGGTGCGCCGCCAATCGCACCTGCTCTCCCGCCGCATTTTGAAAATACGTCGGAAACGTCTCCAGCAGCCAGCGCATCGGCTGCGGGGGCAACGGCCGAAACACCTCCGTGCGCCGCGACACCGCCGGCCCCTCCCCCAGTTCCGCCGCCAGCAGCCGCGCCATATGCGCAAAGCCCCGCTCCCACGACGACCCCGCCGGTACCCGCGCCCGGTTCCTCGGCTTCAGCACCGCATCCATCTCAGCGCTCCTCTAACGTCGCCAACCGGGTGAACTCGGTCTGGATGTCCATCAGCACCTTGCGTCCAGGCCCCACCTCGACATGCTTCTTCACCGCCTCGGTCACGGCGCTCATAATGGCGCCAAGGAAGAGCATCATCTGCTGCGATGTCACCATTTGCTGCAAGCTCGTCAGCGTCTTCACCTGCGTCTGCACCAGCTTGCACCGCCGCTCCCAGACCCGCCCAATCTCTTCCCACGCCGCCCCCCGCGCCGCCTCCTGCTCCACCAGCGTCCGCATCGCCTGAAAATGCCCCTCTAGCGCCGCCGCATCCCCCAGCCGCGAGGCCACCCCAAACGCCTCCATCTCGCCCTGCAGGGCCCGCCACGGCCGCCCCGCCTCTCCCGTCTCCACCTGCTCAAAGAGTTGCGCCAGCCGGGCCTCCGCTACCGCAATGTCATCATCTAACGACAGCAGCCGCGGATTCCGCCGCGCCTCTTCCGCCCGCGCCGCTAACTGCGTCGGCAGCGACTTACTGTAGCGCCCGTGCTGGTACGTCCCACTCGCTGCCCCTTGCAACGTCTTCCCCCCATGGATCACACACACCTCCCGGTCGATCGCCGCCCACCGCTTACAGCGCTCCCCGCTTTGTTTCGATTTGGCCTTACATTGCGGCATCGCTTCGCTCCATGAGATGCGGCCTACTCCATGAGATGCGGGCGCTCCCCGGTCATCGCCTGCCAGCGCTCCAACGTCAGCGCAATGGCGCATGGATCCTGGTCCATCCCCCAACAGACCCGGTCCACTTCCTGACACGCAACCATCGTACTTCCTGATCCAAGAAATGGGTCTACCCAGACGTCCCCACGGTCCGAATAGACCTCGATAAAAAAGCGCGGTAAGCCCACCGGAAACGCCGCTACATGCCCTAGTAACTCCGGCGTCCCAAACGTCGGCAGCCGATTCCCCGCATACGCCCACCCCCCTTGGCGCCGCTCCGGCCCCCCCAACAATCGCCCCCGCCCTTGCAACTTCGCCGCATTCCCCATCTCCCAGTGCCCGTCCAGCCCATGCGCCGTGCGGTGCCGCGCCCGCTCCGGATAAAACACCGGCCGCACCTGCTTCGCCAACCAAAACACCGGCTCCCACTGATTCTTGAACTTCCCGCGCTGCTCCGTATCCCCCGGTATCCCCCCGCGCTCCCAACAAAACTCGTCCAGATACTCCCAGCCCCCCTCCCGCACCAGCCGCACCACCAGCTCATGCACGTACACCGGCCGCCTGATCCCCTCACTATGTTCCTTCAGATTCAAAAACCAGCTCCCATCCTCTGCCAGCACCCCATAGAGCTCAACCGCCACCGGCCAGAACCACCCCACATACCGCTCCGCCGCCACCCCGCCATACGACCGCACCCGCTGTTCCGCATACGGCGGCGACGTCACGCACCCCTGCACCTCCCCCACCGTCTCCCGCACCAACCCCCATCCCGCCCCTCCCGTACTGTCCCCGCACCACACCCAGTGCTCCCCGCACCGCCACACCTGCCCCAGCGCCGTCCCCCACTGCGCCTGTAACTCCGCCCCACGCCCCTCCAGGTTCTCGCCCTCCCCTCCCACAGCCGCACTCCCCGTCTCTTCCCCCACCTCTTCCCCACATGCCTCGACCCCACCCTGCGCCGCCTGCTGCGCAAAAAACGCCTTCAGCGCCCCCGACTCCGGCTCCGCCTGCCGATGCAACTCCGCCCACCGCCCCCAGTGCGGTTGCGCTAACGCCGCGCTCTGGTCCAGTACCCGCAGCACAAACCCCTCTTTCTCCGCCGCTACCTCACAATAATCCACCGGCACCGTCGGCTCCCCCGCCCGAATCGCTAACTCAATCCGCTCATGCCCATCCAAAATATGCCCCGTCACCCGATTCTTTAACACCCGCCGCAGCCACCCCACCTCATCCAACGACCCCTCCACCACCGCATCCTGCGCCTCCGTATGGATCTTCGGATTCAGCGGATGCCCCATCAGCGTCCGCGGATCCTCCTCCCCTACCCCCACGATACTCACCTTCCACCGTCGCCGCTCTCCCATCCCTCCCACCTCCTCCTCGTGGCCACGGCTCCTGCGCGCTTCTGCCGTCCCTCACCACCACAACCACCCGCGAGCCCCACCGCTCCTCTGAGTGTCTGACTTGCGCCACCGCCTGTCAATACACACCCCGCCTCTCCACCTACGCCACGCACCCGCGTTCCACGCGCAACCTCCCCGCAATCTGCGGGGCGCCCAATACCCGCAGCGGCGACACCAATACCCGCAGATCGCAGGCGGCTATCGCCACCAGATGGGACCCAAAAATGCCGGGCGGTGAAAATGCAGAGAGGCATTTGGGGGCGGCTTCCTGGGAACAGCCGGCACCCTGACCATAGGACAAATCGTCACAATCCTACCAAACTAATCTGGCTGTACCAGTCCGTGCGGACTACCTCTAGAGCAGAGGTACCTCTAGAGTAGAGGTACTCTAGAGCAGGGTACTCGCCAGCAGAGTACTCGCCAGCAGAGTACCTCTAGAGTAGAGGTACCTCTAGAGGAGAGGGAGTCCATCCGTCCGAGGACGGCTGAACCATGGGCAGGCATAGGTCTGGGCATAGAGCAGGCATGGGTCTGGGTCTGGGTCTGGGTCTGGGTCTGGGTCTGGGT